TCAAAGATTCAATATGTTTAGAGTTCTTTTATATTTATTAATATGAAAGTATCGATTACAGAAGATCAACTCAAAGTTGTACAATCAAAATTGCTTTATGAACAAATCCTTGACGATCTTGTTTTCAAACTATCTTTAATTACAGAAGATGGTAAGACTAAACCTGATATGGAATGGGATTTTGAACCTATCAAAAAAGAAATTGATTTATCCAAGTTATGGGTTAAAACGAAGGAAGATGCTATAAAATATATTGAAAAAGTTAAAGATAAAATTGAAAATCTTCCTTCTGACTTAAAAAACAGAATCGTAAAGTATATTGCTTATTCCTTATTAGGTTTGTTGAGTTTGAAACAAATTGAAAAGTACTTGGATCCTCCATTACAAAGTGCGGTAGAAACTGAAAAAGAATTCATCAAAAAGGTAATACCACCAAGAATAAGAAAATCATCAGAAGGTTTAATTAATCATTTAAAGTACGAAGAAGGATCCATTAGACATAAAGGACAACCAAATTTAGTTGCCTATGATCTTGGTGATGGTGCTTATACCATTGGTTATGGACATGCTATATTTCCTGATGAACAAGAAGGATTTGATTTTTTACCAAGATACTCAAAAATAATTCCAGGTAGAACAAAAATTACAAAAGAAGATGCCGAAACATTATTGAAAGATGATATGAGAGAAGCTGAAAGTATCGTTAATCGAATTTTGGATCAATGGGAAGAAAAAGGAATTAAACCACCAATTACACAAGGAATGTATGACGCAATGGTTTCTATGTCATTCAATATGGGAAGAGGTATAAGAACTTCAGATTTCATCCAAGCAGTTAAACGAGGTGATTTTGATTTAGCGAGAAAACTAATATTAACAACAAGTGAAAACTTATTTGACGAATTTCCTGGTCTTAAATCAAGAAGAAAAAAAGAATCTGAAATGTTTATATGATTAATCAAGAAAAAATATTAAGACTATTCAAAAGATTTGCTGGAGATACAATTGATCTTCACGGGTTAAAATGTATTCCTGTTAGAGTTGGGGAAGAAATAATATCAAAAAGGCATAATAAACCTTACTATCCAATTGAATTCAAAATAAAAAATCCAAATGATGTTTCTTATTTCTATTCAATAGTAGACGAGGAACTTTTAGATTTAGTAATGGAGTTTGAAGAATATGTTGGTCTTAAGTTAACTACTAAAGTATTATGGAATGAACAGGCAGAATTTTATCTTAACGACAAAACAAGGGATCAAATTCAAAAAGTTTTTGACTCTGTAAGAGAAATTAAATTCACCACAGGAACCCCATTTGTTGGGTATAGAAGATATGTAATCAATATAGAATCTGTTGGTTTAAAAACCAAAAATTTTGATTCTGACTCATATTATATTGATAATACCGTTGTTCCATTATCCGCAACAAAAAATGGTGAAAATGTTGATGTTAATGAAGCTATAAATGAGTATATTGATGAGTTCTTACCACAGGTAGAAACATACTACGAAACTGAACACTATTATCGAGGTGTTGATCAAGTGATTAGTCAATATCCACTTCTTAACGTTGATTATGTTGCAACTTATTACGACACCAAGTTTATCCGATAATAGACTTACTTCTTTTCTTACGGTGAAAAGTAATAACAAATCGGTGAACTTCATTTTGAATCTCGGCTAACAAAAACCCAAACTCACTTCTTGGAATATCAAAACTTGATCCATCAATTTTGTGGATCGTAGATGATCTGTGTTTGTCGTCTTTTGAAATGGAGATCAAGTCAATTCGATTCAATAAACCAAGATCCTCAAATACTTTTTTTGCAACACCCAACTGACCTTTACCACCATCAATAATCACAAGTGAAGGTAACTCTTGTTTTTCATTTAAAAGTCTTTTGAATCGACGATTTAATACCTCATCGAAAGAAGCATAGTCATCAGGTCCCTCCACAGTTTTGATATTAAACTTACGGTAGTTTGTTTTATCAGTCTTACCATTCTTGTAACGAACAAGAGCAGACACCTGACAATCTCCTGCAGTATGTGAATTATCAAATGCTTCGATAAGAGTTGGGACATTTAATAAACCAAATTGTTCTTTGAATGATCTTGCAACATCACTATACTTTCGAACACGAAAAGACTCGAGTTTTTTCTCCAATAAATCAACAACATCCATTCTGTTTTTGAAGTTCTGAGCAATCTCAAACTCCATTTGATCGGAGTGATACTTCATGTACTTCTTCAAACGATTTCGAACTTTGTCGAACTGAAATGAAAATACATCTTTCATCTCACTTACAATCTTCAAGTAAGAAAACTTTTGAATAGAAGAAACACAAGGAGCATTACAACGACCAAGATGAAACTCCAAACAAGTCTTGAACTTTTCGTTTTGGATATTCTCTTCAGTCAAGTTGTAAGAACAAGATCTAAGATTGAAAATGTCATGGACCATCTCATAGATTTCATAACAAGAGTTGGAACTTGTAGATTCCAAAAGAACTTCACCAGTAAAGTTAGAAGGATTACAAACCAAAAGTCTTGGGAACTCATCTTCACTCAAAGTAATAAACCAACGACGAGAACGATCATCTTTTGCTTTGATGTTGTATTTTGGTTTGTGTGATTTGATAAGTTCATCTTCCAACAACAGAGCCTGACTCTCATCGTTAGTAGTCATGAACTCAACATCTGTGATCTCATTCACCAAAGACAAAGTCTTTTGGTCTTTGTGGTTTTTTTGAAAGTAAGACTTCACTCGTTTTGGAAGAAACTTTGACTTACCAACATAGATGATCTGACCCTTCTTGTTTTTGAAAAGGTAACAGCCGCTAGATTGTGGTATGTTTGAAAGTTTCTCTGTAATCACAATACAAATATAGTAATTTTTTTCGTTAAGGCAAAGTTAAGTTTTACTTTGAAACTGTTTATAGGTAAATTTAAAACTATATATTGGTAAAAAATATGAAATTAAATGAACTAGTAACAATAGTAATTCCTTGTAAAAACGAAAAAAGAATTATTGAAAAGACATTAGATCTTTTAAATTATCAATCAGACATTTTAAATGTAAAAGTTGTTGTTTGTGACTCATCTAATGATGGTGTCACAAAACCATATCTTTGGGATAGATTGGAATATGAGTCAGGAAGAGACAGATTTGATTTACACATAATGGAGGGAGGTCTTCCCGCAAGAGCGAGAAACAACGGTTTTAAATTAGTTACAACTCCTTTTGTTTTATTCATGGATGCTGATGTATTCTTATTAGATCCTAAGATAATTAAACGATCATTTCTTAGAATACACAAAAACAATTTAGATTTGGTTACCACTAAATTCAGAAGTGACAACGGTAAATACAACTATATTTACCGTTTGTTTGATTTTCTACAGTTAATATCAAAGTGGTCTACACCATTTTGTTTGGGTGGATTTATGATGGTTAGAACAGAAACATTCAAAACACTAAAAGGTTTTGATGAGGAGATTAAAGTTGCTGAGGACTACCACTTTTCAAAACAAATCAAACCAAAGAAATTTGGTAGAATAAATAACGTAGTTTTTACACCACCAAGAAGATTTGAAAACAAAGGATTAATTTATATGACTAAATTGTTTTTAGGATCATTTTTCAACCACAAGAACAAAGACTACTTTACTAAAGATCAAAACTATTGGAAATGAAAAAGTGGAAGACAGTAATAATGAGTGATCTTCATTTAGGGGCAAGACAATCACAAACAGATAAGATATTAAAGTTTTTAGAGGAAAATGAAATGGAAACTTTAATATTAAATGGGGACATCATCGATGGGTGGGCAATAAAAAGTAACGGTAAATGGACCAATGACTGTACCAAAATAATAAGAAAGATAATCAAACTATCTGAAGGTAAAACAAAAGTGGTATATATTCGAGGAAACCACGATGACTTCTTAAAAGACTTTATCCCATTTCAACTAAACAATATTGAGATTGTTAGAATGTATAATCATATTGGAGTTGATGGAAGAAATTATTATTGTTTTCATGGTGATGTTTTAGATTTTGTTATTATGAAAGCAAGATGGTTGGCAGTTGTTGGTGGATGGTCTTATGATTTCGTTATTAAACTAAACACAATCTATAATAAAATTAGAAAGACTTTCAAATTGAAGTACCACTCATTGGCAAATGATATTAAACAATCTGTTAAGGGTGCCATTAACTTTGTTTCTGATTTTGAAACAGGAGCTAAAGGGCTTACACAAGAGAAAGGGTATGATGTCGCGGTATGTGGTCATATTCACCAACCAAAACTTGAAGTTGATTATATGAACTCAGGTGACTTTTGTGAGAACTCTACATGCCTTGTCGAAGATAAAAAAGGTAATTGGAAAATATTAGAGATATAGTTTTTTCTTAACATACATCAATTCATTTTCAATTTACATGTCCAAATAAAAGAATTATCTTTTGAAAAGAAAATAAACCAATAACAATATAAAAATGAAACAACTTGTAATTGACCCAGCTCATTCTGACTTGGGATTTAAAATCAGACACTTGATGGTGTCAAACGTAAAAGGAACATTAACAAATTATTCAGGTGGTATGTCTTATACTACTGAAGATATGAGTGACGCTCAGATTCGTTTTGAGGCTGAAGTTAACTCAATTTCAACAGGAAATGGAGACAGAGATGCACACCTTAATGGAGAAGACTTCTTCAACACGGAGAGATTCCCTAAAATGTATTTCGAATCAACTTACTTGAATCTTACTGACGGTAAAATGAAAGGTGAAATGACTATCAAAGACACAACTAAAACTATTGATTTAACTGTTGAGTATAATGGTAAATCAGTTGATCCATGGGGTAACACAAAACACGGATTTGAGATCTCAGGAACTATTAACCGTTCAGACTTTGATCTTACTTGGAATGCGGCACTTGAAACAGGTGGTGTATTGTTGAGTGATGAGGTTAAACTGAATTTGGATGTTCAGATGATGGAATTGGTTGGTGAATTAGAACCACAAACTGAAACAGCAGAATAAAATAATTCTTACACAACGTTAAATAATAGAATCCCCACTCAAAAGGTGGGGATTTTTCTATTACTAAAGTATTTATATGTGATGAAAAATCTTGTTAGATCAATCCTTAATGAAGTTTACCAACAACAAAACAAACCTGACTTAATTAAAGAATGTACAATTGCTGCGGTAAGATTGGATGACACCGTAGTTTTAGCAAAAAACAGAGATAGAGGTTACAAGGCTAGAGTTGAGATTATTCATGAGATTGTAAACAATGTTGAAATGGTTTATTGGAGAGATATTGATACTGATTGGAGTGAAGGAATGAATGAATTTGGTATTGGTATTGTAAATTCTAGTTTGATGGTTGCTCAAGATGAGAAAGAAGGTAAAGGGGTTGAAAAAGAAAGAAAAGTTGATGATAAAACTAAAGATAAGACCGAAAAGAAAAGATTCGCCGCGGATGGTGGTAAAATAAGAAAAGCTTTAACTTATAAAACTTTACCTAAAGTAATTAAATCTATCATTTCTTACAGAGGTGAAGATAAAAAAGATGTGGGACTTAAAGGAGAAACAATAGTTTCAAATAATGAAAATATTTATATAGTCGAAATGACCGCTAAACATTCTCCTATAATTAAAAAATTGAAATCTGATTCTAAAATTGTTGTAAGAACAAACCATGGAATTTATCAAAAGAGTGCTGGATATACTCGTGGTAGAAAAAGAAAATCTTCTGTAACCAGAATGGAATTGGCAAAAAAACATTTAGAAAGTGTAAAAAAAGACATAGATGTTATTGACGCAATGAAAAAGAAATACAAGAAAGATCCATTTTTGAATCCATATAGAACAAAAAACATGTATCATATGCAAACAACAGGTCAAATAATGATGAATCTTGACAAAAAACTTGTTGTTGTTAGAATGGATAATGATATGGGAGAGTTTGTGGGTATTCAAACAAAACTACCAAAAGATTACAAAGCAAAAATTAAAATAAGAGTAGAAGGTGAAAAAACTCACGATAAAGGAAAAAAATTACCAACGTAGTGAAAAATTTAATTAAAAGAATACTAAAGGAAGAAACAAAATCACTTTTAACTGAAGGTGGTATTCGTGACATTAAGAATCTCGCTAAAAGATATAAAATGGCTAAAATCTACTTTCACCTTGATTTAGATGGTGTTACAACTGCTTTAGCGATGAAACATTATTTAGAAAGAAATGGTATCAAGGTTGTAGACGCCGAACCAATCCAATATGGAGCAAAAGAATTTGCCGTTAAAAAACCTGATGGTGAAGGTGAGATTATGCCAGTTCTTGTGGATTTTGCACACGGTAAACCAATGTTTGTTATTCATACTGACCACCACGATACTCAAGCTGGTGTTGAAGGTGATACATCAACAAATTTTAAGTCTGCAAGATCTAACGTTGAAACAATCTCACAAAATGTATCTCCATCTGAAATATTTCCACCTGAAGACGTTGAAACAATTTCAATTATTGATTCTGCAGACTTCGCAAGACACGACATTAAACCAAGAGATGTTATTAATTACCTTTTCCAAATTGACAGAACAAAAGGGTTCAAAGAAAATAAAAGAAAAATGGGATTTGTTGCTAACAAACTATTATTAGCTTTTAAAAACAAACCTAATTTTTTGAGTGATATTGTATTAAACGCTCAACCATCATTACTTAGTATTTTGATGAATATTAAAGATCAAATTGAGAAAAAAGGTTATGCGACTTTAGATAAGTTAGAGCAAAATAAAGAAGCTTACATTGAATCAAGAAAGAAAGAAGGTGCTGTTGAATATTCTGATGGAGTTATTAGTCAATATGGTTTTGGTTCTACGATGAAACCAGGATCTTATGATCGTTATACACCATTTGAAAATTATCCTGAAGCTGATTTCTTAGTAACAGGAATGCATTTAGGAATGGTTCAAGCATCTTGTAACCCATACAAAAAAGATAGAGCACTTAAAGGTGTTAACTTAGGTGAAGTTAAGGATGAGGTTTTAGATAAAATGTCATCAGAATTAGAAAGTATCAAAGTGACTTTTGGTGATCTTAAAAGAGTTGGTGAACAAGAGGCTGAGTTTGGATCTGTTGGATTCACATTAAAAGATTTCATGGCAATTTATGGTAATGCCCCTTCATATAAAGTTGATGGTGGTAAAAGTACTTTAGATATTATTGGAAACATTTCTCAAAACTTATACAGAAAACTAAGTGATAAACAAAGAGATATGTTAGATAAAATAACTGTTAATGGTTTAGATGTAATCAAAGCAAACTCAGGTGGTCACAAATGTATTACTAATATCTCAGGAATAAGTTTCTTGTTGAGAGATAGAAAAATGAGAACTAATACTGATGTTGAATCAATTCCTGCTGAATTACAACCGATCGCAACTTACGAGGGAGGTAATGACTTTGTTAAAGACATTAAAGGTAAGTTATTAAGATTTGGTAGTATCTCTGACAAACAAAAAGACGCGGCTCTTAGACAAATTAATAAAGAAGGTTCTTGGTCTACTGGTGAAGTTGAAAGACCTAAGAAAACATTTGTTGATTTAGTTAAAGAAATACAAACAGAGTTCGTATCAATCTTAAAAAATAAGATAAAAGCATCAGGAGATGAAAGATCCGAACCTGATTTAGGAATAGAACTTGAAGAACAAGTTAGACGAATTACCAAAAAACAACTATCGTCAAGAATCTAATTCTAACCCATACTCTTTAGAACCATCTCCAAAGTGTAGATGGAATCTTTATCTTGTTTGGTCTTAACTTGTTTTGACTTCAAATACTCCAAACTTTGTAGTACCTCTTCCTTCTTTGATTTAGGGTTTGAGGTAGAATTATTAACCTGAGATTTTTTAACCACAGGGAATGATTTTTTTTGAGAAACTGATTCATTACCTAAAAATTCTCTAACTATCTCTAAAGACTTGTCAGGGTTCCAAGTGAACATATTTACCAAGATGTATGCGAATATCTTTTTCATACTACAAAGATAATGAAAATAAATGATATTTATAAAAATATGAGAAATTTGATTAGAAACATTTTGAAAGAAAAGGTGTCAACAAAATCAAAACAATCGATCTATGAGACTGAGAGAGAGTTAGATGAAAAGGGTAGACCAAGATTGTATTCTGATGAAGAAATTTTAAGCCGTGCTTGCCAATATACAAATCAAAGGGATTTCCAAAAAGGCGACGATAAAAATTATTTTTATTTAGCTAAAAATAGAAAATTATTACCTAAAATTAGATTACAATGTAATTACGTACCACTTGGAAATGCTTACAGTAGGATGTTATATATGTATATATGGGAAAAAAATGTAAGTGCTGTTTATTTTGGACTCACTTGTGATGAAGAAAGAAGGTATGAAGAACACACACGTTTAGAACAAGAAATTCTGAATAATGCAGATGTTAAACCAAGTTGTAAGGTTGGATCTAATTCTGCGGTAAAAGATTTCATAAAAAAAAATGGGATTCATGATAGATATGTAATGATTTCTGATGGTTACATTGATGCAGTCCAAGCGGCCCTCGCCGAAAGGTGTTTGATCGATCACTTCAAAAATGAAGATGAGTGGAAAGGTAATATAGAAGTTATTAACAAAAGTAAGGGTGGTGAATTGGGAGGAAGATGCCCAACTAATGCAAGACAAATGGCTCAAGATGTAAAATTGATTATGGATAATCAAATAAATACACCTGAAGAATTCCAATTAAATTATCCTATTGAATATGAATATTGGTCAAAAGACAAAAACAGACAAAGAATAATCAATCAAGGGTTGAAAAAAAGATTTTTTTCAGAAGCTCCATATTCAAAAGAAGAAATACTGAATATAGTTTCAAATTACGACAATTTAGATGAATTCAAAAATGAAAACCGAAGAGCCTATCTTTCCGCGAAAAGAAATAAAATGATAGAAATTCTGTACCCTGAGGATAATGTTTACTTTAACCCAAATACAAATAAAACTTATGAATCATTGATTAGTTTAAATAAAGATTTAAATAAAAATTTCAAAGATTTATATAATGATTTTTTAAGAGGTCAAGGCGAATTGGATTATGGAATTATAACAAAGAAAAAAAACGAAATTAACGAAAATATTTTAAGAAAAATTATAAAAGAAGAAACGGAAGAAATTGACCAAAAGGTTATGAATTTCTTGGTAAGAAGACACAAAGTTAATGAAGTTAATATCGATGACCGAATTAAATTTAAAGAAGTGTATTTCAAAGTAGACGATGACTATTATTTAGGTATATCAATGTTTGACAATAAAAAAAAACAAATAAGATTGATTATAGATATGTTGGAAAATAACAATGTTATTGAACCAATTGATAACTTCTCAAACGAAAATGATCCATACAGACAAAAAATTGTTAGAACAATTAAAAAGTTTTTATCTGAAATAATGTAATGAAAGAATTAATTAGACATATATTGAAAGAAGAAACGGAGGGTTCAGATCCAAATACAAAAGGAATAGATCTCGCAATTAAGTTACTTAAAAAATCATATCCTTACATTATTGGGTGGGAAATTAATGATGAGCGTACATATACAATATACCTTAATATTATCTGTGATATTGAAAAACTAAAAGAGTTTTATAATAGTGATTTAAAACCTTTTTATTATAGACACAAGGGTGAAATATATAATGATAAGTTACCATTCCCAACTTCGGCATTGGAAATAGGTTTTGAAATGTCAGATGATGAGAAGTACAAAGATTATAGTGAAATGAAACAGGAATTAAACGATATATATCAAATGCTTCCTGATCACTTAATTCAAAAAGATAGATATAACGATCCCAAAGAATTAGATCCTGACAAATTTATGTATAAATGAAGAAGTTGATTAGACATATATTAAAAGAAGAAGAGGGAAACAATCTTGAACAAAGATTTAGAAACTCAATGCAAAAACTTCAATATATATTTGAAAGTCAAGTTTCATCTGAAATTGATTCTGTAGAAATTAGTGAAATTGAAGTCGAAGTAGATCCTAGTTATACTCAGGTCCAAGGAAAACTTACTGTTAAATCATTATTCGAGGACCATGATTTCGGTTCAATCGGAAGACATGCAGATAGGGTAGAAAATGAAATCTATAAAATTAACAGACAATATACATTTACTGAAAACGGTGGTTTGATTAGAAGAGGACCAGATAACGATTGGACATTAGGTTGTATGCCAATTGGTATGAAATGGGCTGCTTATGGTGATGAAATATTTGTTTTAATTTTAGAGTTTTGGATAAGTCAAGATGAATACGATGCGTGATGAGAAATTTAATTAAATTGATATTAGAAGATGAGGTTAGTAGAAAATACGCTAAACCTACACCAAAGGTAGAACAACTTGTTTACAGATGGTTAAACAACTATTTTGATGGTGTTCAGATTTATCATAAAAAACATTATGAATCGACACATAGTTTTGAATTTTGTAAAAACGGAAAAGAAATATTGGATATTACTTTATATTTTCATACTGATTACAGTGGAGATGAAGATAGAAGAAAAACTGAAGAAAGAAGTCTTGATAAAGGTTTAATGACAGTTCCAAAAAATGTATTTGATGATTTAACCACAGATCTTCCAATGAGAGTAAGTTATTTAAAATACCTTCTTGAAGAATGGTTTGATGATACTTATTTAGGCGAAATTCAAAAAAAGATGAGTAGAAATGACATATATATTGATGAATTTGATGTATCTAATAGTGACGGTGATATTTGTTTTCCACCGATAACAAAACCTGATGATGTAACTGAGGAGGAAATGATAGAAGATATTCTTAAAGCGGGAAAATATAAAATGAAGGATATATTGTGGTGGGAAGAAAGATTGCCGGGATGGATTGAACAAACTTATTTAGAACAACTTAATGGTGCTGAATATAGAAGATTAAAAGGGCAATGAGAGAACTGATTAAACATATCTTAAAAGAAAGTAGACTCCAACAAGAGTTAAAACAAGTTATTGAAGATAATGGTATTTTTGATGCTATTGATATGGTTGGAGGATTAAAAAACTTCAAAAAAGTATTTAAGAATGATCCCGAATTTTCTGAAATGTTCAATCAATTAACAGGTGTTGTAGATTTTGAATATCACGATGCGTTTAAAGATCCTCGATTTGTTGTATTCCCAATTGAATATGAAATAATTGGTATTAAAAAAAATATATGGGGCACACATTCTTGGCCTGAATTAAATCTTATTTATGATGACAGTAAATTAACTTCAGCGGAAAAAAAGAAACTGAGGACTATTCTTGCTGTAATTATAAATGACAATACCGTAGGAAAGATAGAAACCAACATACCTGAAATTAGGACTATCGGTTATTTTGATGTTACACAAATAAACGGAAAAGATGTTGATTTACATGAGGATGAATTCCCTTTTTCAAAAGAAGATGTGAAAAGAATACACAACAAACTTTATGGTGAGTCTGAAAGTTTAAACGAAAGTGATAATCGTGAAATTGACAAAAATCTAAGAGCAATAAATGTATTGTTATCTTTAGTTAATTGGGATGGACTTTGTGATATATGGGCAGAATACAATCCTGACGATAAGGAATATGAAATACGGTCTAAGACTACTGTAAGACATTTTTATAGTGATGAAATACTTAAAGAATTAGAGTCTTTAGAGGACTCAATAAAATCTATGGGAATCAAAGTGTATATCTTTGCACCTTGGTATGTGGATAGTTGTGACGATGAGGTTAAGTTCATGAACGAGAGTTCAAACAGAAGTGAAAAAGACACAAAAAAACTTTTCAGAATAACAAAAATGATAATGGAAGACCTAATACTTCCTGAATATAATCATCTTATTTGTTCTTATGAAATAACATTAAACGAAGTTTTCAATATACCTGAAGTTACAGTTTTATTTATTGGTGGTTACGGAACAAAACTTTGGCCCATGACACAAGGTATAAGACAAATGTATTTAAATGTTTTAGAGGACATTTCAAAAGAAATTGCAAACTATACAGGAGTAGTAATCGGTGTTCGTGGAGAACAAACACCAAAGTGTGATGATGAAGAAAATATTTATTTAAAAGAAAGTGAATCAAAAAATAAAGAATATAGTCCATCAGGAAAAGAAGTAACACCAAAAGAAAAAGTTTATCATCAATCAAATCCTATTTTTAGAAATAAAATTGAAGAACAAGGTTTAAAAGTTCGTGCTGGTGAATGTTACAAAATATATGTAGGATATGGGGAAAAATGTATTCCTGCTATATTTGCAACCAACTCATCGAACAAAAGAGCTTGGTTTGATTCAACATATGACGACGATGTTTGGGAGATTGATACAACAAAAATACCAAATGTTAAATGGTTTAAAGATAGACATTTTGATTCAAGGTCAAAACATATTGTAACATTTGAAAATATACCAAGAGACGCAATCAAATTGATTTATGAAGGTTCAGGTAAAGACTCAGGACTAATGGAATCAGAAAGTAAATCAGAAGACAAAAAACTAAACTTAGTGAAAGAAATGATTTATAGTCTTTTTGATGAGGTTGAATTTATTGAAGTTGATACAAATTACGAAGGAAAACCACTTATCGAAGTCTATCATGATGTAGAGGATAACGCAGCAAACTACGATAATTGGTTTACTCATAGAATAATAGATGAAATTAAAGAAATGACAGGAGATGGTGTTGTTTTAGCTCCGTGGTGGGCTTTAGGTTGGGATTGGAAATATAAGAATCCAGACATTTTTATTAAGGTTCAAAAAATAGACTATGACGATGAAGGTAGTGTTATATACGAATCAGAAGAAAAACAACCAAAATATTTTAATATGATCAAAGATCTTGTAGAACCATTCAAAGATGAGGATGGTGTCTGTGATATTAGAGTTTCATACGACGATGATGATGATATGTATAGTGTTTATCTTATTATGGGAACGGAAGAAATGAATGATAAGTTTTTTTATGTTCCCATGATACAAAGCCACATTTCAAAATTGAGAATAAATGTTAGAACTACCATTAAAGATTATTTACCAATAGATAATTTGTATGTTGGGTCATATGGTAAACCAAATTGTAATTGGAACCCTTTAAATGAATCATCAATTAAAGAAAAATCTTTAGTTAAACTAATAGAAAAAGACGGACTATACGACTTTGTTGAAATGACAGGATTAGACTTCAATCAAGTTAGATCATTGTTAAAACAAACAGATAACCCCAAAGAAATATTAAAACAATACATCAGAGAATTTGTTTTAGAACATGATGGGACGAGTAATGGGGATTATGGATCTCTTTTCGCATTAAGATTACCATTGAGTAATACCAAATATGTTAATGACATAATGGTTCAAGACAGCGACCAAATTGCTGTTGAAATATGGGGATATGAAGAAGATGAATATGGTCATACAGAACAAACAGAACAATACCTAACAAGTATTAACAACCTAACTAATGAAGAGTTACTATCAATCCTTTCTTGGATGATGGAAACTATTGAGGGGGGTTATTGGGATTAATCAAATAATTTTCTTATATTTGCCTTTATGGAAGGATATATCTATTTAGGTGAATACTATGACTTACTTGGACGTGAGTTAGACACCACAGACAAAAAGATCGGAAAAACAATTTCTCTCACTCAAAGAGAATACCAACTCAATCGTACAAAATCTCCAATAGGATATAAGATCATCTCTGCTTATATGGTAGACGACATGGATAAAGTAGAAAAACTCTTACACGCAATCCTTGATAGCCGAAGACTTGTTGGTGAATGGTTCAAAGATGAGGAAGACACACTTACAGGTGAGTTCATTAACTTTATGAATATCTATGGTGCAACACCAATGGATATGAATCAAATAAAAGAAGATCAAATCACATTGAGTGGCGATGACCGACTTGTAAAGATTGCCAACTCATTTGGTAAAGATACGATGTTAATTAGAACATACAAAGGAATTGATTACGATGTTTTATTAGACACAAAAGGTATTCTACACTTCAACGGAGAGTTATTTGATACACCAAATAAGTTCTATAATAGTGGTTTACTTAAGTTCTTAACAGGTAAACGTGGAAATAGTGGTACCAATCAGGTAACACAATTTAAAATTAAAGAAACGGGAGAATCTTTAAAAGAATTGTAATGAAAAAAGATTTATCAAAGGTAATAGAACAATATGTATATTCTCACCTCTCACACAGAGATGATATTTTGGTACAAGTAGTAAAATCACCAACAAGATATAATGTACATATATTTGTGCAATTAAAACCAACCGACGGATTATGGGCAACAATCAACAAAGGTGTTGATAGACAAGATATAATGAAAGGTCTTAGGGACTATTTGAATTTGGATTGGGACAACTGTATGATTTTCTGTCAAACTAAAGATGCTTAGTATCATCAATATTCAGTAACTTTGTAAGTTTCATATATTTATTTATATGAATCTACAAGAACAAATATCTAGAATAAAAAATGTAATCCAATTTATTTCTGAGTCTAAGTATCTTACTCAACCTATGAAAATGGGTTTTGAAAATGATGAGGTTGAAACAGTACAAGAATTAATGAAGATTCCTGTTACAGGTGAGTTTGATCAAGAAACTGAAGATTGTGTAAAAGAATTCCAAACATTTACAGATATAAGAATAGATGGTATTGTTGGTCCTGAGACAAGAGGGAAGTTAAATGATTTATTAGATAACAAAATCAAAGGGTGGTTAGGATGTAAAAAAACACCATTAGAAAACAAAACACAAACAGTTGCAGGTTTAGACCCTAATGCTCCAAAAGGAACATCAGGAACACAAAATATATCCTCAGATAACATCGTAGGTTCTGATTGGAGATCTTGTAAGGCTTTTAGAGGTAAAGGTGGTTTAGCCAAATGGGGTGATAAAATCAAAATAGAAGCAAATACTTCAGGATTTTTAATTTCATATAATGGTCCATCATCAGGATTATCAATTGCTCATGCCATGAATGGTGGTGATACCATTCACCAATTATATAATGTTTTGATTTGTGAAATCAATCCATTTTTAGCTCAGGGTGGAATGAAACCAAACATAGATGGAATAACTTTCCAAACAGGAAAAAATGGTAAAGATTCTATGTTAAGTATATTGGTTCCTATCACTAAAGGTGATGGGGTTTGGCAGTTAGATCGTAGAGGTGGATGGAATCATGATCCAGGTGGTGGTAAAATGTCAAGAAAATGTGCCAAATTAACTAAACAAGGTAAAGAATGTATTGGGCCAGTAACTAAAGTTGCCAACGGACCTTTTGGTAAAATTACTGAATACTTTGTAACACATCAAGCATAAAGATATGAATTTAAACGAACAAATATCAAGAATACATGAGTTGATGGGATCAAACAAAAGAACCCTTAATGAAGGTAGAATTTTCATCACACCTGATGAAAAAGAAAGACTCAATGACATTATAGGTAAAACAGCTTTAGTTGTTACAGGATCTGACATCGACCCAAATGATATGGAATATGTTGATGAAATAAATTATAAGTATGCTGATGGTAAAGATGCTGTTGTTACTTTTTATGTATCAAATGATAAACCAGGTCTTTATGGTTATTATCAAGCTCATGACTTAAAAACCCCTGACGATAACATTATTGTTATACAACAAAAACCATTCAAAAGAATGTTGACAGGTGTTGATAAAACATACAAGGATTTAACAGGTGACAGCGAAGCGGGAATAAACAGCTTAACTTCAACAATCAAACATGAATTTCTTCACGCTAAAGATCCAAATGTGAATGAATATAAAACTAAAATACCCTATAATACAAAAGATGAAAAATTATATTTTAGTAGTTGGTTTGAGTTTGAAGCAATGACGGGAGACTTCTTTGATAGTTTGGTTTCAAAGATAGAAAAAACAATTAATATCGATAGTCCTCAAGAAAAGAAAGATAAAGTAAAAGCCGTTTTAGACGACTTATTAGATTTTTATTCAGGAAAAGAAAAGAAACTTTCAAACGACACATACGACTTTATACAAGGAACTCAAAGTAGAAATATACTACAATCAATATTAAAATTTGTAGAAAGAACGGTAGATAAGATTATTGACTTAGGAATTTCTAATAACCTATTGGACAAACACAATTTCTACATTGATAAAATAAAAGAATATAATCCTGATGGATTTAAGGAATTCACCAAAGATCTTTATAAGATTATTGATGCGGTGAAAGATAGATATAAGTTATAAGTTGTAATGAATCTACGTGAACACATTAAAAAAGTATTGAAAGAAGAAACTCAGGTTCCTCCTCAAGTTCTAAGAAGAAAACATCTGATTGATGAGATGTTCGAAGATATGAGAAGTAGATATAAAAGACTTTTTTGTGACTACAGAAATCCTAACATTTTATTAAGTGTTCTTTATGAAAGAACTTTAGAGGATTTATATCACGCTTGGTTCTATCAAACAGTAAGTGATGATGATTGGGATATTGCCAGCGAATACATTCAAAAATATCTGATAGATAAGTATGAGAAATCAACTAAGATGTATTGGGAAAATGAATGTAATAAAGGTAGATCTCTTAATGAAAGTGACCCAAAGGTTGGGACTGGTAAAAAGCCAAAAGATTCTGATAGAAGATTATATACAGATGAAAACCCAAGTGACACAGTATCTGTTAAGTTCAGAACCAAACAGGATATTGTGGATACATTAAGTAAAGAAAGTTTTAAATCCAAATCACACGCCAGACAATCACAAATTATTAATCTTATACATCAGAGATTAAGAGTTGCTTTAGAAAGAGCAAAAGACCCTGAAGTAAAGAAAAGATTAAGAACCGCATTTGAATATATTGAATCCAAAAAAGAGGCATCAAAAAGAAAGACTAAAGAAATGAAAGAAGGTGAACTTACAGAAAGATGTTGGAAAGGATATACTCAAAAAGGTATGAAGACAATGTTTGGTAAAAGATATCCTAATTGTGTTAAGAAGACAAAGTAATGAACCTACAAGAACAAATATCAAGAATAAAATCAATGAT